TCCAACTCCGCCTTTGCTTCATCACTCATATCTTCATCAGTATGTGCTGCAAAAGTTTCTGGGTGATTTCTTATATTTGTTCGACCAAGGAGATAATCAACCGATACTTCAAATAAATCTGACATTGATCTAAGTATATCAAGGCTAGGTTCAACTATCCCATTTTCGTATTTTGAAATATTAGACTTAGTTAAATTTAACCTACTAGCCAGATCAGTTTGAGTCATGTTAAATTCTTTTCTTAGTAATTTTATTCTATTCCCAAGCAAATTCATAGTATCCCTCCTTGCTTTGTATACTATAATTCTACAATGTTTCACCACAAGAAACAAGCCTATAAAAAAAAGTTTCATAAATTTCCATTTTTCTATTGACAGTTTATTTTAAATCAACTATTATATAGGTATAAAGTTGATTTAAAATAAACCAAAGAAAGGAGATAAAAGTGATATGAATATATTGAAAAATGAAAGAATTAAGCATGGATTAACCCTTGAAGACATTGCAAAAAAACTGAACACAACAAAGTCTAACTACTATAAAAAAGAAGTTGGAGTGGTAAAAATATCAGTCAATGAAGCTATAATTCTATCAAGAATATACAATAAAAGCGTTGAAGAGCTTTTTTGCACCCAAAAAGTTGATTCATAATATACTAAAAATTATAACATTGCTAAATATTAAAATGAAGTGCAGAAAATGCACTAATAAAAGATAGGAGGTATTCTTTTGAGAACTTTACATTGTGGCGATTGGGCGAATAAAAGAATGACAGAGAGACATAAACAAATTACAACTCTGTTGCCCTTAAATTCAGTGGACTTGGTAGGGATGTACAGAGATTACAACACATTTTATGCACACTTATTGTCTACTGAAAGATTATGCGATTTAGAAGATCTACTTACTTTAAAGAAGGCTGAAGACTGGCACGAAGATGATGGACCTTGCATCTGGTGGAGTAAGGATCAGGTAGAAGATGGACTGCCGTTTGAAGAACCCTTTTACATTGGGTCACCACTATCTACAGATTTTCCAACAGATGCGTATTACTTTATTGGGATAATGGTCTTCCCTAACAAGAATAAGTAAAGCGTTATAAGCCTTAATTATATATTGTTATATTAGTAAAAATAAGGAGTGAAAAATGGAAAATATTTATAAAAAATACAGAAAAATAGCAGGCCTAACTCAAGAAAAGGCTGCGGAACACCTAAACATTAGTATCGATACCATCAAGAGATATGAAAATGGTACATATATCCCACCAAATGATATAGCAAGAAGGATGTGCTTATTATATGGGGATATGAAGCTTGCATATGAGCATTTGGAAAATAGCCAGGTAGGTGCAATGGTCCTTCCATCATTAAAAGATAAGGACTTGTGCTGCTCAACGCTAGGGTTCTTAAGTAGTTTACAAAACATAGATAAGAAGAAGGATGAACTTATTAACATAGCATCAGATGGCATAATTTCAGATCATGAATTGAAATCGTGGGAAGATGCAGAAAAGCTAATCAGCAATTTAATAAAAAATTCATTTGAATTATTGTATCGGAGGGGAAAATAATGACAAAGATTAAAGTATCAGAAGCTGCTAAAATGCTTGGAGTTACAGACCAATTTGTTAGGGTTGGACTTCAACGAGGGGCATTTGAATTTGGGACAGCCTTCAAGAAAAATGACAGGAGTAGGACATATAGCTATGTTATTTATCCTGAAAAGCTTAAAAAGGCTGTTGGTGAAGATAGATATAAGGAGGTTATGGGGGAATGCTAATAAAACAAGAAATTCAAACTATACAACATCCAGAGTATAAATTTACTGTTGAAGTCAAAAAAACTGCTTGGAAAGTTGTCTGCTACAAAAAAGATGAAATATCTGGTTTTTTTAAACATATGGGGGATGTGATGATCATATCCAAGAATGCAATAAGCTTTAAGACACTAAAGGCTTTTAGAAAAATTGAAAGCAAAAATATAAAAATAAAACTATTGCAGATGGCCTGCAATTACATGGATGAAAGGGAAACAGCATGATGAACATATTAGAGTTTTTTGGAGAAATTATGGTGTGGGTGCTTATATTGGCCCATCATATTTTTAAATTTTTGATAATAGCCGGGTTAGGATGTAATGTGATTTATCTTATTTCAAAAATAAAAAGAAACAGGACCCGCAAGAAATTTTACGGATCCCATAAATACTGTTACAAATATTATAACCCAAAATACAGGCAAGGTCAAGGGGGGAGGTGTTCTTATGTCAGGATGGATAAAAGTCCACAGAAGAATCTTAAACAGCGTATTTTATAAGTCCCTATTAGGCAAACAAAGGGATGTTATTATTACCATATTGTTGATGGCAGACCATGAAGAAAAAGAATGGATTTACAAGGGTAAAAAGTATAAAACCCTTCCAGGACAGGTGTTTTCGTCTCTTCAAGGTATAGCAAATATGTGTGGAAAAGATTGTACTCGTGAAACTGTGCGAACAACCATAACCCACGCAGAACACTATGGATTTTTAACCAAAGAAACACACAAGACCCACACACTTATAACCATTGAAAATTGGGAAACATACCAAGATATCCACACAAGAGAAACACAAAATAAACCAATAATCAACACAAACTCCCCTGAGGGTCGCCCCCTAACAAGAAGAAAGAAGAAAGAAGATAATATATATAGTCCAAACTCTGATGAGTTTAGACTGTCTAACCTTCTTTATGGACTCATAAAAGAGAATAACCCTCAGTTTAAACAACCTAACCTGGATAACTGGTGTGGACATGTGGATAAAATGCTTAGAATTGATAAAAGGTCCGTTGATGACATTGAAACTGTAATTAGGTGGTGCCAACAAGATGATTTTTGGCATAAGAATATACTTTCAACTGACAAATTGAGAAAACAATTCGATAAGCTTTACATGAACATACCGAAAGACAAGAAGGTTATTCCATTTAAGAAAGAAGGTGACAAAGATGACTGGGGATATATGTAATATTAATGCAGAAATGGCATTTTTAGGGTCGATAATCACTGATGGAAAATTAATAGTAAGGGCTATAGAAGATGGCATAAAGCCTGGAGACTTAACTGGTAAGGGTTTTGACATAATATATCAGTGCATGTTATCAATCCATAACTCTAAGAAGCCAATAGAAATGGTTAGTCTGGTTGCTGAATTAAAAGCTATGGGGATACAGGCCCCAGTAAGTCTTTTGACAGATATGGCATCTATGGGGATAACACCTAACTTTAAGTATTACATGAATGAAATAAAAGACAGTTCATTCAAAAGAAAGGTTAAAGACCATGTGTTTGATTTAGTAAATAGCCTTGAAAGTAAGGCCCCTTCAGAGATTAAAAGTTACATAGAAGATTTGGCTAATAAGCTTGATTATGGAAGAAGTGCCGAACAATTATTTGTTGATGCAAGCGAAATCAAAAGAACAGACTTAAATTCAGGGCTTGAAACCGGGTTTAAAGACCTAGATGCACTTTTAGGGGGGCTTGTCTATGGAAGCCTAACTATATTAACAGGGGAACCAAGTTCCGGAAAGTCAACATTGCTTAATCAGATTGTGGCCCAAAATATAATGAATGGACATAGATGTATGTTGTATTCAGGAGAATTGACAGACTTCAATGTATTACAGTGGTTTATGAGAACGGTGGCTAATCCAAGCGATCTTCAAGAATTTAAGGGAAAGGTTGGCTCTTACTATGATGTGACATCTCATGGAGAGCATTCTATAAGGCAGTGGATTAAGAACAAACTGTTTATTTATTCAGAAGATTCCATATCAAGTGTTGATAACATATCGGTCAGTATTGAATATTTAGCCAGAACGAAGGATGTTAAGCTATTTGTCCTAGATAATATGATGACGATTGACAATTCAGGCCTTGAAGAACTAGATAAGCAGAAAAGGCTAGTTAAGAAACTTAAGTCTCTGGCCAGAAAATATAAGATATGCATCATTTTAGTTGCACATCCCAAGAAAAAAGGAGATAAAGACAGATATCACATGCATGATGTGTCTGGAGCCAGTGAAGTGGTTAACCTTGCAGACTATGAGCTGATACTGACTAGGAACATTAAGGTTGATAGCAAGACTAATGATGCGTCTGATATTACCAAGATTGGGATTCTTAAGAATAGAACAACAGGTAAACAGGGCATTAGTCGAAGATTAAACTTTGATGATATGCGAAAAAGATTTTGGATAGACGATAGAGATAAAATAAAAGATTATGGCTATGACAAAGTTGACCAGGTCAGTTTTGTAGAACTGGATGATGTGGCCAATGATGTGCCATTTTAGGAGAATTAGATATGGATGTAGTTGAAGAATATTTGAAGAACCTGAAAAGGTTTGATGATGCAGAAAAGTATTTCGAATCACTAAGTGAGGAACAGCTTAAGGATATAGAGTCTACAAAAGAATATGCTGCGTTTCTAAGAATCTGGAAAAACCTTGAAAGATTATATCCGCTTGCAAAGGCAGCAGGATGTACTAGGGTGAAGTACTACGAAAGTTAGGTGATCATATTTGAAGGCTCCATGCTATAAGTGTGAACAGCGTCATGTAAATTGTCATGACAATTGCTTGAAATATAAAGAGTATAGAAAAGAAAGGGAAGATGTTTATAAAAAGGCTAATGAAAGTGTTGATTTAAGAGGATATTTTCAAGATGAACTTAATAAGAATGTTTTTGGAAGGGGAAAGAAAAAATGATGGAATGGTTCTATAAGCACAGGTGTAAAATTCATGCCTTGGCCCTAATTTGTAATTTTGGACTAGGTATGTTTGTGGGATATAGGGTAGTTGAGCACGAGGCAAGGACCTATATAGGGACAGTCATCAAAAAAGACTACCAGCCAAGTGAGATAAAATACGAAAGAAGAGACGAGTGGATTGATGGGAAATTAAAAGTTGTCAAGGTGCCTGAAAGGGCAGAAGAACAGTACTCTTTTTTACTAAAGGATGTTTTTGGAAGCCAAACAACAGTCTTTGTCACAAAGGAAGAGTACAAACAATTTGAAATCGGTGATAAATACAGGAGGTAGGATATATGAATGTGGTTATTAGGTATAAAGATGGTGTTATAGTTAATCCTGACTGCATATATGCAGATGAGCGACCAGAAAATTATAGAGAAAAGGGAAGATTAGTTGCTAAAAAGGGGCTAGATTACTATACGCTTCAAGAATACAAAACTCATCTTGAAGCAGTAAATCACTTAAATCAAATTATTGAAAAATACTTACAACTCAAATACTTCGTAATTGACTTGCAAGACAATTAAAAAGAAAGGGAGGATAATATGACAAATAATATAACCGAGGCTGTTGAGAATATGCTTGATACGTTAGAAAATTTAACGCGTAAACAAAAAGCGGATGAAAACGAAGAACTGGACATGATAAATAGCCCAGCCCACTATAAGTTAGATGGTCTAGATATAGAGTCCAAGGATGTTCTAAAATCAGTCTTAGGCACTAAAGGTTATGTTCATTGGGCTTGTGGTAATGCCATGAAATATATTTTTAGGTGGGAAAAGAAAAACGGCCTTGAGGACCTGAAGAAGGCCAGGAAGAATTTAGACTTCGCCATTGAGACTTTGGAAAGCATAGGTGAGTGATATGGATCTGGATTATAATTTACAAATTGTTGCGGCGACTTACGCTGTATCTTATTTGGAAGAAGCAATATGCGGCATAGACAAATACATAGATATCTCACCGACTGATGATTATAAAGCACAATTAATCGCAACAAAAAGATTATATAGTGGATATTTAAAGAAATTAAAAGAGTGGTTTGATAGTCAGGAAAAATAGAGAGGTTAAAAAATGAACAACGATATAAGAAAACTAGTAGATGACAACTGGGAAGATATAAAAGATCTTATTGTTAAAAAAGCAGAGGCAGAGCAGAAGCCTAAGACGATATGGGATTTAGATACTGTAAATAGAGTAGAAGAATATTATTACATAACGGAAGACGGAGAAATTGAAACAACTTACTTTGATAGCTTTTATGATGAAAGAATTAGAAGTTTAGGGAACGCATTTCTAACAGAAGAAGAAGTTGGATTTGAAGCCGAGAGAAGAAAGGTTGAGGCTATCCTAAGGAAGTATAGCAGGCCTTTTAAAAGTGGTGAATACAATTATGTAGTTGTGTGTGATACCGAAAATAACATGTTGCTTGTACGTGTAACACAATTTTACAATTCAGGTGGTCCAGTCTTTGCAAACAAAGAAGTGGCAGAAAAAGTAATTGATGAAATTGGAAAGGTTAGGTTGAAGAAGTATTGGTTTGGAGTTACTGAATAGTGTAATAGTGGGATATGCAAAAATTGCACAAGCCATCATAAAGGGAGGATAAAACATGGACGAAAATCAAAAACAAAAATTTAAAATAAAGCTAATATCTCTAGATGAAAAGCTAAGGAAAAAACGAAATTTAGAAATGGAAATAAATCGTCGATGGAATGTATTGTTAAGAGAAGAATCATTGACAAATACTGACAGGCATTTAATATCAACAGCTTTAAATAGTCAATTTGGTAGTATTGAAACTAGAATCAAAAAAGAATACAAGAATCATAATAGGCAATTGCCGGAGATTTTAAGAGATTGGATATAAGGAGATAGTAAATGAATAATGTTGTTTTAGTTGGAAGATTAACCAAGGATCCTGAACTTAGATATTTGACATCAGGAACAGCAGTAGCCACATTTACATTGGCTATTGATAGAGATTATAAAAATAAGGATGGCTCTACACCTGTAGACTTTATACCAGTAGAGATAATGGGCAAGCCTGCAGAGTTTGTTGCTAACTATATCACCAAAGGCAGGCTAGTAGGAGTTCAGGGGTCTATCAGGGTTGATAGATACGAAACACCGGACGGCGAAAAAAGAACATTCACAAAGGTAGCAGGTAGAAATATACAGGCATTAGAAAGCAAGTCGAAGGCTGAACAGGGTGAACAAGCACCACAAGAAGCACCGGCCGAGTTTAGTGCTGTAGATGATGACGATGTACCATTCTAAGGATCAGGTGAACAATGATTAATTCAGAAATATTATATCGATTATTTGAATGTAAAGAAGGATTTGAACTTCCTGATAAAATTATCGATTTATATATAAACAATAGACAAAAATTAGAGAATATAGCTAATGAATTATCTGAAGGGATAGACCTTAACGACAAGGATAGTGATTTATTTTTAGAATATTTTCAAACTGAACACAGTGACAGAAAGGCATTAAAACAGGACTATACACCAGGCGAAATAAGCAAGCTTATATACAAGCTAGTCAAAAGAGATGGACTTGTATTAGATCTTTGCGCAGGAACAGGAAGCCTGTCCATTCCTTGGTTGGTAGATGGCAACAGTAAAGAAAGGATAATGGAATTTAGGGAATACTCCAAGAGGGCCACTGCATTTTTATTATTAAACTTGATAATAAGAAAAGCAAATGCAACGGTAAGGCAAATGGATGTATTAACAGGAGAATGCTTCCAGGTATTAGAAGTGGGGTCGCCACCAAACATTGAACGCAAGTTTGATGTTATTATTTCAAATCCACCCTATTCACAAAATTGGAGTCCAGTTTCGCTAATAGATGAATTGAAGGCACCACCAAAATCAAAGGCAGATTATGCATTTATAATTAGAGGCTTGGAAAACCTTAGCGATGATGGTGTTATGGTGATGGTCCTACCACATGGGGTTCTATTTAGAGGGAATGCAGAAGGCGAAATAAGGAAGTGGTTATTGGAAAAAGGATATATTGAAGCTGTGATTGGACTACCTGATTCAATGTTCCAAAATACAGGAATACCGGTTTGCTTAGTCATTTTTAGGAAAAATCGCAACGACAAAAATGTATTATTCATCGATGCAAGCAGGGAATTTGTTAAGATTAATAAATTCAACAAGCTAGAAGAAAAACACATTGATAAAATTGATTCGGTTTACAAAAATAAATTTGAAGTTGAAAAATATTCGCATATTGCAAGTTACGAAGAAATTAAGAAAAATGATTTTAATCTGAATATTCCAAGATACGTTGATACATTTGAGAAGGAAGAATGTGAGCCCTTGGACGTTGCAATGGCCGGTTTATTAGCAATACAGACAGACATAGTTAAAACTCAGGGGGAATTTATATCTATGATGAAAGAGCTGTGTGGTAATAGCGACGAAGTGCAGCATGAGTTAAATATGGCTGTTGAGTTTTTGAATGATTCTCAAAAAGTGGAGGTGAATATGCTTGAAAGTGTTGTTAAAGAATTTAGCAAATGTTGATAGAGTAAAAAAAGGACAAATATATAGGTCTGGAACTGTATATATAGGAGTGAGTGCAACCAGAGGTGGGGATGTACATTATTTAGAAGAAGATGGAGAAATTGAAGATAAATATGCTGCAGTGGAATTTGATGGAAGATATAACAGTAAATATTTATATTATGCAATATTGTCTGTTCATGAAATGTGGCTAACCAAATATATCCAAAATATCAATGTTCCGATTTCAGATTTAAAAGAGATGGAGATTGATATTATCACAGATATGGATAGGCAAAACGAAATAGTAAATAAGCTTAATTTGTTGGATGCCTGGGCAGAAAGCGAAAAACAAATGATAAGTGCCTGGAAAAATGTCAAAAAAACAGCATTAGAAAAAATGTTTATATAACACAAAAGGATATCACAGATAGGGGCAATATGAGTTATTTATGATATGAGGAGAATAGCATGAGAAATGATAGTTATATTTATATAGGATGGGGATTAGCTTGGACGTTAATATTCTTATCGGTTTTATTTGATTAGAGAGGTGTAGAAATGAATGAGGAGCCACCAGAATCACCGACAGAGTTTGCTGCAGTAGATGATGGTGACGTTCCATTCTAGGAGGGGTATTATGTGGGTTAAGATATTTCCGAACGAGTGCGAATTTTGTGGGAGTAAGAAAATAAAAAGCAAGAGTCCTATAGGAACTTTATACGTATGCCCAAGGTGCGGTATGGTTCATGGACAATTAAATAATAAAGGAGTGCAGAAGCATGCATGTAAGAGCAAGGGGAGGTGATTTAATGAAAAAGGTAAGAGTCAAAAAGGAGTTTTTTGAAAGCACCGAGGTTATATTAAGAAATCATAGGGGTATAATCAGGCATATTGGGATTTTAGAAGATACTATGAATGAAATAAAAGAGTATAAATCAAGAGGGATTAAATCAATATCTACAGACGGAGTAAGGGTGTCCTTATTCCCAGGGGATTCTATTGGCAAACAGGTAGTCAAGGTGTCAGAAATGTTGGAGAGAGTACAGAGGGAAATTGATGATGAAAAAAAATATA